TAACAGCACTTGATTCAGCACCAGCTACAGCTATATTTACATTTGATGTACCTTGTTCAAAATTAGTTGCTCTATTTATTGTTGATACATTTGCAGGAGTGCCTACACCACCACCGTTAAACATTTGTATATTTAAACCTAAACTTTGATTTTTTTTAACAAATAATAATGGTTTACCTATTGTAGCACTTTGATTGTCATCTACAAAATATCCAAAACCTATATTTGTATTTGCGCCTCCATTTACATTTTTTAGTCTTTCAAATATCATCTTTTCATATGCCGATTGTACTCTATAATCTTGTCCTCTATTTAATCTAGGATCTCTTCCAGAATTACTAGCATCACTTGCTTTAACTGCGCCATACTCTCTTGAGTTTAATTTATTATAATAAAAAGCTGAGAACGTTTTAGGCTCTTGGAATCTAAATTCAATATCATTAAAAGGTACACTAAAATTACTTTCACTATCATCTATCTTTACAAACTCTGTTATGTCTCTACTTGTACCACTAGCATAAAAACTATCTAATGTCTGTACTTTAATTTCTCCAAAAGTAGAGCTAGATACATCATTGTCTATGAAAGCTGTTAAATTAAATGTTTTGAAAAGGCCTGTTAAAAAATTTAATATTTTCATATCAGGTATCTGATCGCTAATATAAATTGTATCTACAACTGAATCAGGACTTATTGTTCCTGCTGTTACTGTTCTTGCGTTTTCAAATACCCCTAATCTTGTAAGTGTTTTAGTAAAAGACATAGAGTAACTCATATTTAAACTTGTTTCTGTTGTCTCAATTACAAACTCTATATTATGACCATCAACTGTATTAAATAAATCTGTCTGAAATTCAAATTCAACTACTGTGTTTGTCGTACCTGATGTATGTGCAACTTCTGTAACTACTTCATTAGTTCCTGCCTTTCTTAATCTTGCAGTAAACTTTTTAGTGTTTACAGTTGGTGTAACAGTCCAAGTAACTTTCATTTTTTCAATATCTTGACCTTGATTCAATATACCTGTTTGAAATCTAAATATACCTCCGTCAAATACAGGTGCAAAACCTGTAAAACTATCAGGAGGATTTTGTGTTGTATCGTTGTCAAAAAACTCAATAACATCTCCTGAAAAACTTTGTATTTTATCTACAACTATTAAGTTTGTGCTTGTTTCATTTGTTGGTGTTACTCCGATCTCTCCTTTGTTTCTATGTAACCACATATATAAATTAGAAAAGAAACCTGTTGTTTTAAAAAAGTCATCTGTAAAACTTATATCTATCTCTGCATCTTCTTCAATTACTTTTATAATATCTATAATTCTTAATGCTGGTTTAAGATCAGTAAATTGAAATCCTTTAGTTGTTCCTAATCTCTCTGTGCTACCTGTTCCTGAATCTGCTTGACTACCACTAGCATATAAGTTTCGTGTTGTATCGCTTCTTGCTTGACTTGTTAAAACCCCACCATCTGTACTTGTACTATCATATATAAATCTTTGTGTATGTGCTATTAATGGATATATAACGTGAGCAGTAGATACACTTTGATTATTTAAAATGCTTACGTAAGTCTCTAATCCCTCTTTTACTCTTGCAACATTATAATCGTGATTGAATTGAGAGAAATCTAAGCTACTTAATTTCCTATCTTTTACTCTATCTTTTAATCTTACTGTTTGACCATAGAAAGTTATACTGTAACTATCAGGAACATTGTTTTTTAATTTAACACCATTCATAACAATATACCCAGACTTGAATGGTTTATAATTTAATTCTAGTATTGCATCTAGCTTAGAGTTTGCATCAAATATACCATTAGGTATTGCGTCTGATATAAGATCTCGTCTATAATAATGTTTAAATAATTTGTTGTTTATAGGACTTGCAGGTAAATTAAAAGTCTTACTGAAATCTGTAAATACCTTTTCTATATCTTTTATATCTTGTATTGTTTGTGTAAGTGTAATTTGTTCATCTTCAAATAAATCTAAGTGCTGATAATTTACATCTGTAATTAGATTAATCTCATTCCATTTTCTAAAAGTATTCTCCCATAGTGTTTCTGTCAAATTCCAAATATCTGGATTAGGATCTGGACTTTCTAAAAGAATACTCGGTATTGCAAGGCCAACTTGATTCATTATCTAATTGTATTAATTCTATCAAATCCATATTTAAAGTTTATAGTGTAATTAGATAATCTATCGTTTAAACTGGTTTTGTATGTTACTTGTTTATTTTGTGGAATAATAGGTAATACTTGTGAATCTTTTTCTATCCATACTCTAGGACTAATTAAAAGCTCTTCTATTACTTGATTATAACTATCATTTACATATCCAGTATTCATAATAATACTTTCTCTACTCATTATGTTTCTAGTTTTATATTGAGCATTGTTTACAGAATATGTCGCACCTGTTGTCAAAGTATTGGCCTTATATTCTTCTCTTTCAATGTCTATACTTTCTATTGACTTTAGAAAAAAGTTTATTCTTTGTAAAGCTCCAAATCTATTTATAAATGTTACTGGAAAATTTGTAAACTTCTCACAGTCTTGTTCTTCTACTTTTATTGTTTCTGTACTACCTCCTGTTACAATATCTACACTTGTTAATGTAGCTGTTGTACTTGTAGCATATTCTATTGCTGTGTTTGTAGTAGCTACGCCAGTTGCAACAGTTACACTCGACACTGTTGAACTACCATTTTTAAAGTTTACAGTTGTTGCTCCTGCTAAAGTATCGTTTCCAGAGTTTACACTCATATTAGCTAATACAGGTATTTTAAGTATTTCTTGTGCTTCTCTAAATATAGTATCGTTTGACATTAATTTAGTTACACTTCCTTTATATGAGCTTAAAACTGAAGTAGTTGCACTATTGATTTGTGCCTCAGTTGTGAATCCATCTTCAAAATATCCAACACCATCAAAAGCTAACATATTTGTAGTTATTACATCTAAAGCTGTTCCTGATGAGTTTCTAGGTGTTGCTATTGTCTTGACCCAAAGATTAAGACCATTATTACCAAATGTTCCACTGAAACTATATGCTATATAATCTTTAATTAATTCGCCTATTTCAAATATTACAAAGTTATTATTTGCTACTTCGTTTTTTCTTAATTGATATGTTACAGTTGGACTTGCTTGATATGTGCCACTATAAATATATATATCTAAATTACAGTCTGCTAGGTTATCGTTTACTATCTTTAAATATACTGGTGTGTTTATGTTTACTTTAAATATTGCCATCTTCTATTGTTTTTTCTGCATCGTTTACAAATGCTGCTATTAAATCATTTGGTAGTGTTTGAAATCTTTTCTCAAAAGGCTTAGTAAAGAACAAGCTCGGTTTTATACCCTTTTCAAATATTGACTTAGCTATTAAAAAGACTAATGATTTTCTAGGTATGAATCTTCCTTTTTTGTCTCTTACTTTTTTATCTAATCCACTTTTTCTTACTGCCCATTTATCAATAGCAGCAGTAGGTGGCATACCTTTTAAACCTCTTTTGCCTCCTTTAGACTTATATTTAAAAGGAGTATTATATTTTTTCTTTGTACCTGAAACACCTTGATCTTGATAAGCTCCGTACTCTTCCATTAAAAATTGTAATATTGATCCAGAGTTGTCTTGTAGTATTTTATAGTCTAATGAATTATAAAGACTTTTAGATACATTCTTTTTTCGTTTAGTCAAATTACTTTTAGCTTGTTGTATAACATACTTAGCAAAACTGTTTAATATTTTTCTTGTTTCTTGTAATTCCATTAACACTTATTAATATCATTCTCAATTAATATATCCATTGTTGCTGCCCAACCTGCTAATCTATTTTCAAACCTTTCGTAAAAAGGCTCACAACTAGGGTCTCCATCTAATTGGTATTTAGTAGTATATAAGTCTCCTCTTCTAAGCTGTATTATAATCTTGTTCAATACTGCGAGTTGTGTATTCAACACATCTTGTTCATCATTGTTTCCTACAAATATATCTGTAGTTGCGTCCTTATCTTCATCTACAATATCCATAGCCATAATTGTTATATTAAATGATAAGGCCTGTTCTTGTGCTGTTACATTGTTTACTATTATATGAGCAAGAGGAAATATAGTTTGTTTGTTTAAATCTATATCTGTTATATCTCCTGTTGTTACTGTGTTCACATTAGGATCAGTTAGCAGATTTGTTTTAATTGTTTCTGTTATTTGATAATATCCCCTTATACCTTGATTACTCATCTTTTTCTATTTTTAATTTGGTTTGCTTCTAATTCACTTTTCTCTTTCATAAATGTTAGCATAGTTAAACATTTGTGTACGTTCAATTCAGTGATATGCTCAAGTCGTCTAATATCCCCCTGAGAGAGTGCAAAAATTGATTGATACCATCCCCACTTTTTCCCAAACTGTGAAACTCCTGTGAGGGTATTTCCTTGTTCTGCTCCAAATAAACTGTCATAACCTTCGACAAGTCTATCCCTAAACGATAAAAAAAAAACATAGCACCAAATACAACACTCATTGGCATATCTTTATATGCTTCTTGACCCTCAGCTTTATATTCTTCAATACTATACTTGTGTTTATAAATGCTTTCTACTGGTCTATACAGTACGGCCATAGCTTTCTCAATCTCTTCCCACTTTGACAAGTAAGTATCAAGATCAACATACTCTCCTAAACTCATATCATCTAGGTTAGGTATAAAACCATATTGAACACCATTCATTGTAAATCTGTTTATGAGCTGAGGTTTCTGTTCAAACATATCTGCAAGTATTCCTGTGATTCTATGAACATCTTTTGCTTTCATCTTATAAGCATCTTTCAGCTCTATTCCACAAAATATCTCTATCATCTTAGATGCTAAAAAGTTCTCATCTTTATTACTTTCTTGGATTTTTAAAAACTTTTGATATTGACCTAGTTTGATTTCTGATAAATCATTAGGCACACTTATTTTAACTCTCATATATATATATCGAAATCTAAAGCAGATTTTTGACAAAAAAAAAGGAGGGCGATTAAACCCTCCTATCATTCAGTGTTTTTAACAAACTAAATTTAACAACTAACTAACTAACTGAATGTATATCCCTGTGAAAACTACTATCCAAAGTAGTAATGCTTTTATAAAAAATTTAATGTCTTTCATTTGTTTTGTTTTTAAAAAGGGGGTGTAAAACCCCCTTGTGTTTTATTTTGTTAATTATTTTGTTTTAGAAGTATCATATTCTAAAATTAATTTATCAACTTGAGCTTGATATTGTTCTGTTGTCAAGTAGTGCATTATTCTTCTTAATTGATTTAATTTGTCTGTTATACTTTTTTGTTTTCTCATATTGTTTTGTTTTTAATTATACTCAAATATAGTAATTATTTTAATACTATTAACATTTTTTAATAAATATTTTTATTACCTCTGTTATTGTATAGTATATTTACAACGATTCGGATTCTGTAATTGCATCATTAGTGCATATCGAGCTGCGTCAATACAGTCTGGGTGTAGGCCTGTTGGCTTTTGTATATTGTTTCCCTCTTTGTCTTTATCCCATACATATCCTTGTAATTCTCTTATTAAATTCTTAGATCTTGATGTTACATACACTTCATTTTGATTTATAAGATTGATTCCATATATAATTGAATCTCTACCTTTTGTTACAGGAAATATTTTATGGCCATAGTTTCGTATCTCGTGTATTGACTTAGGCTCAGCACTATCAGCATAGATAGGCTCTAATACTCTTTTGTCTGTTAAGAATCTACTAATGTCTCTATTTAACATTCCCTTTCTATACAATAGCTCATCAAATATATATGCTTCATTCCATTTATATAATCTAATGTATGTAGATGGATCAACAGAATATCCAAAGTCTAGTCCAGCACAAAGTAATCGAGCTTCATCAGGTATATTGTCTATTGACTTCCAGTCAGGAATACAAGCACCCTCTAAGCTACCTATCTCTCCTAGTCCATATACTCTCCACCAATTAGCCCAGTAAGTAGATGTCTTAGCTTTTGTTCTAGCTTTCTCTATTTCTTTTATTATTGATTCTGGTAAACTATCATTGTCTTTATAAGTAAGTGTAAGAAAGTCTGTATCTTCTTGGCCTA